GTGCGGACTTCGCCCCGCTTATAAGTGGCAGTAGCCATAATGCCCTCCGATTAGGCGCCGAAGTTGAAATACAAGCCGCGATAATCGAGCGCGGCAACGCCGAATGGCATACTCAGTTCGTACGTGATTCCCGGCGTGTTGCTGACCATGCTCTGCTCTGCGCGCGGGCTGACTGGTCCGCCAACGCCTGCCACCTCGACAGTCCGCCGAGCGGCGGCGAGCACCCACGTTGTTGCCGCCGGAGCAGATGCAACTAATCGATACTCTTCCACCGGCGTCAGGTTCATACCCTGCACGGAGTTGATCGAGCCGCTTAGAACGGTCGCGCCGGTCGACCCGTCAACGGTGACGCTTTGGAGGTCTTGGCTGTTGAGGACCTTTCGCACGGTGCTGTAAAGGCTCGGTCCGTGGATCAGGTAACGCGGGATCGCGGCAACCTTGCGCCCATTTGGATCTGACTGCGTTAGCATCGCAGCGCGCGCGGCGTTGAGCGTGGTTTCACTCGGTGCAGCGCCGGACCCAGAGGCGATGTAGTTGTTGTGGTCAGCGTGGAATAGTGCCTTGCTGTCCTCGTCCATCGTCTGGCCATAGCCGGTGTTGCTGGTAAACAGCACAGCGTGCACGGCATCGCCGACGGTCGCCGAGGCCGCTTCGCCCCATCCGTTCATGGTGCGGGTCAGCTCGCCCAAGTCGTCGTTGACGATGGCTTGGATGCTAAGCGAGTATTTCAGCCCGTAGAAATAGCCGGTAATACGCTGCTTCACATCGGCCAGGTCGCCGTATTCCCATTCTTGGTTTTCGAGCATTTTCGTTAGCTTGTCGAGCAAGGCAACATTAGCCCGGGTCGCGGTCTGATAGTTGTTGAGCGTGCCGCTCTGCGTCCACTGATTCCACGTCTCTGCGCTCGACTCCCATCCCTGCATTGCGCTCAGGTTGGCGATGTTCCCGAGCACGGACGGCAGGTGATCGGTGCCGTGGCTCGGACCAGCGGCCAGCATCGGCAGTGCCTGCACATAGCGACGGGCAATGTCTTCGCGCGATCCGACGACCTGGTAGCCGCTGGCTCGCAGTTCCTGCCCCATGATGTCGATCAACGATTGGCTCAGAAACTCGCCTTTGCGCTCCTTGTCGATCTGCGCGCGGTCGGTGATCAGTCCAGCCTTGATGCTCAGTGCGGCTTGCAGGCCCTCGGCACGCTTTTCGCTGACATCGCGTCCAGCCATCGGCGCGCCGCCCAGGAAGGCGGAGGCACGTGGCGGCGCCTTTGCTTGCGCCTCAACGCCATACTGATGAGCCGAAACGATCGGATCGGATGTCTTGCTTGCAAGATATGCTAGAACTTTTCGGCGTGCGGCCAGCTCGTCACACTGCACGTCCTCCATGCACTCGTCGTGCAACGCCGACATCGGATTCAGAGGATCCGCATCGTAGAAGTCTGCAAATACTTCGGCGATTGCGCGCCGCCGACTGGCTTCTGCGGCTACACCTGCCGCCTGCGCCTTTTGCACCGTGCGGCTATGCTTTTGCACGATTTCCTCTGCACTCTTGTTGGCGACCGGGGCCGCCGTCTGGGTCTCTTCAGCCATTTTGGCCTCCGGTTGGTGTGCGGCAGTCGCCGCGATTGGTACTCGATAAGGCGTTATAGCTGGCAAGCATCGCGTCGGCGTGCTTGTCTAAAATATCGGCCATCTCCCGCATTTCCGGCGCGTTGCCGAGTGCCATCCCCCAAGGGGCATGTACCATCAGCATTGCGTTTGCGGCCATGCGCACCTCGTCGCCTGCCATTGCGATCAGACTGGCAATTGAGTACGCAACGCCATCAATGTGCGTCGTGACGCGCCCTTGGTGCCGCTTGAGGGCATTGAAGATTGCGAGCCCATCAGCGACAGATCCGCCAAAGGAATTGATGCGGACATCAATATCCCCTCGCACGCTATCAAGCGCCTCAGCGACTGTGCGTGCATCTGTGCTTTCGTCCTCATCCCATGACTGCCCGATGTCGCCATAGATGCGCAGCTCAGCTCGTTCGCCTTTTGCCTTGATGTCGTATCGGCTCATGCGTCGCCCTCTTCGTCAGTCGGCGGATTGACTTGCATTGCATCCATTCCTAGCGGTGGCAGTTCTGGGTCTTGCGTTCGTTCCAAATCAACTTGGACAGGATCTCGGCCAAATCGCCGAATAATTGCTTGCCGCGAATCCCAGGCGTTCTCTTGATCGAGTTGCGCCGACTGCCGATCTTTGACCGGATCAATCGTTGGCATTGCTGGCCCCTCAATGCGCACGGCATACAACGATCGAGGATCTGCCTTCCTTAGCTCGCGCACCGGCAGACGCCCTTCTAGCAAAGCAATTCGCAGCGGCTCGCGGTACAGCACCGGCATCGCAAAGTCGCGGATAAAGTGCGCCCGGTCTTCTTGAATTAGCTCCCAAGCGTGGATCAGCTCTGTGCGCTGTGCCGCATAAGCGCGGTCAAACACGTAGGCAATCCACGAAAACGCTACCCTGCACGCCGCCGCAAACTGCCTGAGTTCTTGGTTGACAAACTCAACGGCGTTTTGATTTGGATGTTGCGGCGTGTGGAAGTTGACAGATTCGCCGGGCGCCATGTAGTCCAGCATCGTCAAATCGCTAAAGATCGGCGACTCGTTCGCGCTGCTTTCCGACTCCCCCGGTTGATAGTCCGGAGACCGGTTAATACTTGCAAACAGATTTGCTGATGCACGCGCAGCGCGCCGGTGGCTTTGCTGGAACTCGGCAATGTCCGACGCACGGAAAATCACAGCATGGAAAAGTGTGACGCCCCGTGTTGCATCCAGCTCGCTCTGCCTGCGTAGATGTACGATGTCGGAAGCATCAACCGGCCGTGGCTGCAAACTCGGCATTGCGTACTGCCACGTTGCCGCGTTAGGCGCATAGGGATAAATCCAGTATCGCTGTGGAGAGCCCCACTCGTCGCGCTCGATGCCCATCGTTGCCGATGCACCGGTTTTCCCCACAAATCCGTAAGGCACCAGCTCGGAGCGGATCAACTGCAACTGATACCCAACGCGCTTCAGATTGCGGCCTCGGTAGACTTTCCGGCCAAACGCTTCGCCGGCTGTGTCCCAATCACGCCAAACAGCACGCTCGACCTCTGCCCTTGACAGCTCGCCCGTCACATCGACAGATTCCGACCATTCTGCGTGCAAGTCGCGGATCGCATCGTTAATCTTCGGCAGCAACTTCCCTCGCCGATCAGTGACAAGCGGCTCGTAGCGCAATCCTGTCCCGATCCCTTTGGAGACACGCGCATCAAGCACGGCCTTAACGATTGCGCTGTTTTTGGCTAAGTACCGCGCCCAATCGCGCAGTCTCTGCCCTGCTGAGTAGATTTCCGCATCGCCACTTTGCGCGGACGGCGGGCTTGCGTTGAAATCAGACGGGAATCCGGCTTCATAGCGGGCGAGGATGTCCGCTGGATTTTTTAGGCCACCATCAGCCATCGGCTTGCACCAGCTTTACGCGACGAAACTGCGACCCGGTGCGCGCCACAACGGCAAGACGTCGCAGTTGATCGCGCTCTTTGCGTGCCGCGTCTAGGTTGTACTCGACCGCGCGGCCATCTTGTCGCACCACCTCAACGCCAGCGGCCAAGATTGCATCCAACTCAGCCAGACGTGCGGTTTGTTCTGCTGTTAGCGCCATGCGCTAAGTTTAAACCGCTATGTGTTGCGTTCCTGGCAGGAAAGCGACATATTGCGTCACTCGTGACACATTCTAGGAGGGTTTAATGCCTCAAACAGCCGCACAACGCAAAGCCGCAGAACGTAACAGAGACGCCAAAGGGCTGCGCGTCGTTACCGTGCTAGTGCCAGAGCATGACGTGCGTGAAATAGAGACACGCGCGACAACGCTTGTCGCCCTATATAGACATGCCGCTTTGCGCGGCGATTTTGGGGATGTGGTGAAAAAGGCGTGGTTATCGGACAATACGCTGACGACGTAGTGCTCGATAAGCAGTGCTTGGATGGATGCCCAGCTCTTTTGCCGCTTTCCTTGGCTGCCCTGGTGCGACTTTTTCGATCTGTTCGGCTGTCACGCGCAAGCGGGCCGGGATTGTAATACGGACGCCGCATAATTCCGTGCGAATTGCACGATTGATCTTCTCGGCCGTCTCTTCCCCGGCGTGCTTCGCAACAATCTGCATCAGCAGATCCCAGCTCATCTCACTAGCCGTCTAGGTTTCACTATGGGCTTTGATGCGGCCCGTTTTTCGGCAGGCTTCTGTTCTTCGACAGGGTCCAGTCGCTTGTCCAAGTCAACGCCAGAAAGCAGCAACGCGGCATAAGCGTAGACGCGTGCGTCTAATGCTTCCACGTTGCTATGCACTTTGACCCACTGCATTGTCGGGCGCTTGCCTCGGCTCGCGTGCACCATCAGCCGCTCGCCCGTAAGCTGGTCGAAGTATTCGCGCCCGCGCCCGGTAGGGAAATGCGAATACCCGACGGCGTTTGGCGCGGCGGCGAGGTATCGCATCACGATGCGCTTAATCTGCCCAACGCCGATCACCTCGGGCGGCTTGCCTTCGCGGATACGTCGGGCGGCCCGTCGGCGTCGATCTTTGACGGAGCCAGTCAGGATGTCCGCGCCGAACGCGCTTGCGCCCTTGATCGGGATGATGTTCACATCTCGTTGGGCTTTGCACCAGTCGTAAACGTGCTTGCTCCAATTGCCCGAGTCGACGCACAGCGCAGAGGCTTTCAGCGTCGCGCCTGACTCATGCTGCCACTTGGCCCGGTACAGATCGGCCAAGTCGGCCCAGACCTCCGGCGACGTCGGCTCGCCAACCAGGATCTCATAGCCTAGGGACCAGGACTCGTAGCGGGGACCCCAGCCGACAATTTCCGCCTCGATCCGATCAATCTGCACGTCGGCGCCAATCGTGATTGCCACCACACCGGCCGGCGCATCGGCGGCGTACTCCTCGCATCGCTGCTCCAGATGATGCGCGTCGATCCGCTCGCCTTCGCCCTCCCACGGCTGTGCAAACACGGTATTGGTCACTGCCTGGCGGCGCGCCGAGTCGGTGCCGGCATCGAGCCATTCCTGGAGCGTCGAATCCCAGCGGGCAAACGGCGAGGCCCACTGGTTCATCCAGTAGCCGACAGCCAG